CCTTTTTTTCTAAAATCTGTACTTGCATGTAATTTAAGAGAGTCAAAAACTATTGCGTCACCTAATTGCCACGGAAACTTATTGTCTATACTCAGACCGTGTAACCATTCCGTTTTAAGATGAGGCAGTAGCTTGTTAGTCATTGGTTTAGGTATTGGAATTGTTTTTAGATCTTTTACATCTTTATAATCGTATACAGCAACATTATAATATATTTCTTGCTCTGGACCACCATTAAAAAATTTTGCTGGTCCTTCAAAATACGATTGTTCGAAACATACTAATTCTGTCAATGAGCTTTCTTTATCTTGTGGCCAAACCTTAATAGGCATACTAAATGCTTTATAAGCATCAGGAAATTTATACATATCATCATCGTTATGAACTACGTAAGGACGATCTGTATAAAAAAATTGTCCTCCCCAGCATTTACAATCTTGTCCAATTTCATTTTTTATTTTTTGAATTACAATTTTAACAATATCTGAATCTTTAATATCTTTAAAGTTAACTGTAATAGGTCCTGTGTTTTTTTCAATAGCATTATTTTGTGTGCTAGTCCATAATGAATAAAGTTTATCTAATTCTTGTTGTGTGAGAAAACTCTTGATAGCATATGCAGGAGACATTCTATCTTTTAGCTTTTGTATGCGAAGTTTACTACGCATTAAGTCTCGCCGTGCTTTAACAAATCCATAGTTCTAAGAACATTGTCAAAAGTCTTAGGAATATTCATAACTAAATGTATACTACCGTGTACGTAGCTGTGTGTTCTGTGTGCCTTTTGTGTATTAACATAGTAACACCTACCTTCTTCAATAGGTCGTATTGTATAATCATGCTCCCATTGATAGCTTTCGTGTCCTGTGTTAGTAAGAAAAGCAATTATTCTAAATGTATTTCTGTTAATTAGTACACTGTCCCTATGATAAGGAAACCATCCGCCTTTGTTGACTTTTACAAGGGTACAACGACCTAGTTGAGGCCAAATCTCTGAAATTGGTTTTAGACTTGACAATGACTCAAATAATTCTGTAGGTACTGTAAAGTCAGTTTCTCTTAAAAGTTTACCAGTACGCTTTCTTACTTCAGGTAAACTGATACTATCATAAGGAGTATCACCTTCTAAGCCTACATAGTTTAAGCCTTCTCGATCATTTTTCTCGCCTTCTCTTGCCAAGTACGGTACCCATTTACCATCATAGTTTTGAATTTCTTTTTTAAAACTTCCAATATTAATTTTAGTTTTTAAAGGTACAAAGTCTCCAAGTGCATTTAACTGTGTTTCACAAACTAAATCCATCATCTTGGGTGAGGGAATAAGCCCCTCTTTATAATTTTTATAATAACTAAATTTAGCTAGCTCTGCTTTTTCTTCGTTAGTTATCATCTATATCTCCTATATACTGCTTAAACTCAGGAAAATGTTCTAGTAGATTTGTATTCCGAATTTTATCTAATTTACGTAAGTATTTAAGTCCTTCAAGGAACTCTTTATGGCTATATTGAGGCTGTTTTAATATATCAAAAACAACTCGGATAGACGGGTGTGTTATATCAGGACCAATCATCTTACGCATATATTGTTGTTTTATTTCTTTAGGTAAATTTATTGCACGTAATGTTTCTGGGTAGGTAACAACATTATTCCAGTCAATTGCTTCTTTAGGATCTAGCCCAACTGATTCTATCCAATCATGCATCTCTTTTACATATCCTACATTAAGCATTTGTATTGCAGGAACTAAACGTAAAAACACATTGGGATTACTAGCAAACTTTCTTACATTAGTATCAAACTTCTTCCAGTTTAATCCTGATCTTACATACGATCCTCTTTCAAATACACCATCCATACTTATTAAGATAGACATACTTTTAAACAAGTGTGCGTTTTCTTGCACAATATTTGGTACTATTGTTCCATTGGTAATTATTAACATATCAATATTACCAATATTTGGACTATCTATAAACATTTGAAACAGTTGAGGGAAGTCTGGATGTATTAAATTCTCACCGCCGACTAAATTAAACTTAGGAATACTGTCAATTATTTTTTGTAATTCTGTAAAATAATCATTACGTGTATCAGGAGTAAACGGTTCTAGTTCTGCCTTATCTCCTGCACTCCAGCCTCGAGGAAATCCGTAATGCTGTTTTGCTTCTGCAGCAATTTTACTACTTGCATTTGCACTACACATTACGCATTTTAGGTTACAAATATTTCCTAATACTTTAAAGTTTACGTATAGTAGATCATCGTATGTATAGTCAATATTTTTTATATGCTTTATAACATTTAGTTTTGCTTTTTTATTATCTTTGTATCTTATATTTTCTGTTTGTCTGCGACTACGTACACCATCTCTATTATTTTTTAAACATTGACTACATGCAAATTTAGTTACGTCACTAAACTCTTCAAGAGGTTTGAACATATCATTTCGAATTTGTTTACTTACATCGCTGTTCCAATATTCCAAAGGAGTCATTTCTTTAGTATTAAGATCAGTACGCTCTCTATGTACTTCGCCAATACAACACACCCTAAAGAATCCATCAGCAGTATGTGCCATTTGAATAAATGGATCTATGCACCAAGGGGTTTTACTCATTTATTTTCCATACGTTAGCTATTTCAGGAAATGTTTTACTAAAATTTAAATCTCTTCTTTTATCATATTCTTTAATAAATTTAAAAAATTGGTCACGATATATATCTTTTTCAGGATGATCTATTAATGATAGTTCTAAAGTACGTTGAAATTTATATTTTTCCATGTCAGAAAAATAGTGTTTTCGAGTTTTCATAAATTTTTTAAATTTTGATACTTGTTCTATTCTTAGCGTCTTAGGAAGTATTGTTAAATTTAGATATCGAGGATAATTAACATCATTACTATGTAACACTATTCTTTTTGCACCGTACTTCACTTTTAGTTCTGTTAGCTCTTTAACCATATCAGTAAGAGAAGTAAAACTTAAAGCATTGTTTGTAAGATTTATATAGACATTCATTTCAGTTTCTGATAATATTGTATCCATATTTTTTAAGAATTGTTTATAATCTAATCCATATCTACTATACTCGGCCCTTTCGCTTGTAGATTCTATACTTGTAGATATATTTATTTGGCTAAAATCTTTTACCCTTTTCATAAATTTTGTAAATAATTTTTTTGGTGGGCATAGATTTGTATTAACTAAGATGGTCATATCTAAGTTTTCTTCTTCAACTTTATCTAATACTTTCCAAAATTCTTTTGACAGTAATGGTTCTCCACCTGTAATAGTTAAATGTTTTAGGCTATACTTTAATCCGCTGTCCCACCAAGACCAAAATGCATCATTATACGGATTTACTTCTCTATTTGGTATTGGGTCTCTACTAATAAAGCTAGGTAATCCTTCTATGTCCCCATGCTGAGCTATTTCTTCTGCCCAAAGACTGCTATTTTGTGGTCCGCAATACGAACACTTAAAATTACATGTTCGATCAAAAGCAATATCTAAATGTACAGGATCGTGTGTTAATTTTTCTGCTACTGTAAATGGATTAATTTTGTGTTCAGTAATAAATTTTCTACTTTTTAAAATTCTATCACTTGTTAGTCCTTGATCTTCTCTAGTCCAACAATAATTACACTCTCTTGGTCGTTCACCGTCTAGCATTTGTTGTCTATACTGCTTTACCTTTTCATTATTTGTTAATGCTGTATGATCATTTATAACATCTTCTTTAGGAGTTACTATCGGTCTACAATGATGACAACTATAAGAGGTTCCTTCATAAGTTCGTACATTTGTTCTAGCCCATTTAGCTATACAAAAACTAGGACTTATCCTATCCAACATTCTTTTAGTACTAGCAACATCCATTACTTGTACCCAATACGCATAAACCTATTATATTTAGGTAACTCTAACGTACCTTCATATGCTACATCCATTGGTGTTTGATCAGCAAAGTCTTCAAGTGTTTCGCAACAATTTACATGACCTGGAACTTCAAAAAAGTTATTAGATTGTACTACTATCAACTTTCCTTTTGGTATTTTATCATACCATTCATCAAAATCAAAAATATGTTCGCAACTAGTGTTTATAATTGTGTTAGGGATATCAGTTATAGGTTTACTCATTCTGTTGTTCTTTACTGACCAGACTTCCCAAGTATGTTTTTCATAATTTATATCTAATATATCCTGTGTTATACTTTTAAATTTCCATTCGTCAATCATTTGCGGTTTATTAACTGCGTCAGCTATAGGCATACAAGTTTCATCAATATCAAAACTTCTAATTTTATATGGATCTAATTTTGAATTAAACAACATTGCGGCCAGTGTTCCATACCAACCTGCACACAAATATACTGTTCCTAATCTTGGATTGAGTTTTTCTAATTCAGAAATGACCCAACGTTTGCTTTTAAGTTGGCCCCAACTAAGTGCATCAGTAAAATCTGCATCGTGGTTATCAATAGCATTTCTTAAATTATTAAATAAAGGATTACCTGTAAGCACAAACATTCTGCCTAGAACATCTTTATCATCCTGCCATTCAATCATTGAATTTCTCCATTAACCAATCGAAGTCATTTATTCGCCTCAAATTATCAGGCGAATCGATATTTTTTTCACCGTATGCTTTACCTTCTGTTGCGCCACGCATGGCATATTCACCAAATGGTTTTGTCTTTCCTCTAGTACACCAAGTATTTAGACGTTTTAATGTTTCAACATCTTTTTGCCTATCAATAACTTTGCTACTTAACTTACAACATTCTCTAAATGCACTTTTCCAAGTATTAAACGGGTCAGTGTTGAATGCTGTAATATTTGCTAGCTCTTGCATAGCCTTAAACTTTCGACTAATACTAGTTGTCATATCAGGTTTTGTTATGTCCATATCTAATGTCATTTGTCTTGGAAATAGTTTTACGCCTCCATAGCCGTATACTAACCCATTAACCGAATTCCTTGCTCTCCATACATGAACATGATCTAATTGATGATTAGGAACTTCGTGATCAAATTTAAATTCATCAACTATATGTGCGTCACCATCAACAATCCAAAACATTTTAGTAAAACATTTTTTTGCGGCGGCAATATGTGCTTGATGTATTCCTTTGACTCCATGAACACGTTTTGCTAGAGGAAAACGCTTTAATAACTTATTATAGTTCTCGTCTGCATTAGGCTCTTGATATGAAATGAATACAATATCGTACATTACTTTCTCGTATCACCGTAATGAACAACTTTAAATTCATTTTGTTTTCTATCAAACGATCTCCAAGGATCAACAATTACACTACCTGGTTCTAAATAACAATATAATTCTTGCTTATGTGCTTTCCCCATATACTTGTATGTTACATCACTGCTATGTGCAAGTAATGCTACAGCTTTAAATGGTCCTTGTTGTGGATGGGTATATGGATCTACGTAAATAGGATGGTATCCCATTTGTTCGCAGTAGTGTCCTACTAGCAAACTATAACTACCATCTTGGTAAGGTACATCTGGTTTGTATGCTGCTCCATGTATAAGGATAGGCAAATTAGTTTCCTTAGCTTCTTCAACTAAGCGTTTAGCTAAATTTTCTGCTTGTATTTCTCTTGCATTCATAATACTATCAAACAAGTCATAACCTAGTCCTAGTTCTTGTGCCATATATCGTAGTGCAATATTATCACGTGGATGACATGCTCCTCCATCACCCATTCCCGCTGTCATATATTGTGGTCCCATAATACGTTTGTCGCTGTGTGCAAGTGCATTAGTAACAACATCAACATTTATATTGCCTTGCTTTTCCGCAACATCTTGGATCATATTTACTAGTCCTATTTTAGCACTAATAAATGTATTGTAAAATACTTTTATACATTCACATTCATCCCAAGTACCAATTTCATAGCGTGGATTATTTTCCATAACAGTTTTGTAAAAGTCTACAAGTTGTTTAGCATCACCTGTAGTACTTCCATCTTCCGTACCAATCATTACCATTTCAGGATTAACCATATCCCATGCTACACTGCCCATTGCAATTAAGTAAGGATTATATACAAAACGTGTATTTGTAACTAAATGAGCAAACTGTTTTCTAGTTGTTCCAGGTAGTACTGTGCTAATAAGCACAAGCAATTGATTTTTATTCATATGCTTGTTAGCTTCTTTTAAACAATCTATTACAATATCATAACTAAAATCTTTAGGTTCTAAATGAGCTGTTGGTTTGCGACCATCATATGCAGGATCATGCGGTGTAGGCACAGCAACAAACACAATGTCTCTATCGTGTACACAGGTGTATATATTACTGCATGCCAGTACAGTTTTACTGTCTTGATTAGCTATATCATAGCCTCGAACATCATGTCCTTTGTCAGCAATTGCTTCTGCACACGGCATTCCTAACTTGCCTGTGCCAATAAATCCTATCTTCAAAGGCGAACTCCTCTTTTATTATGTACATATATAATTATCTATGTTTTTTAAACACAGTCATGTTCCTGAGATCAGGATAGTCTTGAGATGTCCATTTCTTTGTCTTACGGATCTCTGCATCAGGCAGACGATCTAAGCCTAATTGGGCAGTTTCAGGTGTCATATAGTAATGATATCCTATGTTTTGTATATCTTGTTCTTTCCAAGGAGTATTTGGATTACGGCCATCGTAGCTCATACGTTTTAACACATCATAAGTAAGCTTGTCATCACATAGTATGGCTCCGCCTCTGCCTAGACTAAGATGTTTTTGAAACTGAAAACTTAAACACATCAATGTGCCTGACAAATAGCTATTTGCTTTCCAATAAACTGCGGCATCGATTATACGAGTATTTCCGAGATAATAATAATCCTCCCAATTTTCTTCACCCCAAAACCAACGTATTCCTAATTTATCTAGTGTCATAGGAACACTCGGATACGTATTAGTTGGACAGGTCATCGCTGATACTGGTTCTACTCTTAAACATAATTCAATTGCATGTGTGCAACAATCTGTTGCTACTGCATAAGGCGCACCATAAAATTTTGCAATTTGTTGTTCAAACTCTTTTACTGTATCAAAGCTCATTTTTCTTCTCTAAAAAAGGTAAAATTATTTCTTCTACAAGCATTTCATAATGCTTTGGTCCAGGATGTACTTTATCAGGATGCATCGGTGCATCATCTGTTTCTCGCTCTCGAGAAAACTCTAGCATACCGTCAATTGGTAAAAATCTTGAAAAATCTATTTGATCATATAAATGAGAGATTCTTAAAGAAGAATTTTTAT